CGGGAAGTACCCGGAGAAGGACGGGCTGCTGGTGATCATCGGCCGGAACTGGACCCACATCGGGCTCGTGGCAGTGCCCTACCTCCTGAAGGCGGGGGCGTTCAAGATCATCCGTGACGAGCAGACGGGGAAGTGGCGGGCGTTCAACCCGGTCACCGACGAGGCGCGGAAGCACCTCGCCAAGCCGGCCCCGCCCCTGATCCCGCCGCGGATGATCAAGACCATCTCGTGGGTGCTGAAGTCCAGCAACTACTGCAACCATATCGAACTCCACAACGGCTGGAAGATCCAGTTCTTCAGCGCCGAGGGAGAACCTGCCCAAGGCTACGCCGCCTCGCTGATCCACATCGACGAGGACGTCGGGAACGACAACATCCTCCCCGAGGCGCAGGCCCGGCTCGCCGACAAAAAGGGTCGGCTGGTCTGGTCGGCCATGCCGCACTCGCGGTCGGAGTCGCTGCTGTCCCTGTCCGAGCGCGCCGACCGCGCCGAGGAGGCAGGCACAGCCGAGACGACCATCAAGAAGTTCACGCTGCGCTTTCTCGATAACGCTTGGATCGACTCAGCCGAGAAGTCCAAGATGCTGGAGCGGTGGGCGGCGCAGGGCGAGGACGTGCTCCGGATGCGCGCCGAGGGCGAGTTCATCACGGACTCCGTCCTCGTCTACCCCAACTTCGCCATGTCGGTCCACGGGTTCCTGCGCGAGGACCTGCCCGACGGCCAGATTCCCGCGGACTGGACGCGGTTTGCGGCTATCGACCCGGGGCACTCGGTGACCGCGGCTCTGTTCGCGGCCGTCCCGCCAGACAACTCGATGGTGCTGGTCTACGACGAACTGTACATCCGGCAGTGCTCTGCGGCGATCTTCGGCCAGAAGTTCGCCGAGAAGGTGCAGGGACAGCAGTTCCACCAGTGGATCATCGACATGCACGGCGGCCGGATCACGGACATCGGCTCCGGCCGGGCCGTGGTCGAGCAGTACATGGAGCAGATGCGGCTGTACAAACTGCGCTCCCTGACGACCGGGGCGGGGTTCTTGGCGGGCTGCGATGACATTCAGGCCCGGACCTCCGCCGTGCGCACGGCCCTGTACATCCGCCCGGACGGCAAGCCGCGGCTCCGGGTGCTGCGGGGGGCGTGCCCGAACCTAGAGCGCGAACTGCGGCGCTACCGCAAGAAGACGCATTTCATCAACGGGCTCTCCGTCGTCAGCGACGAGCCGAACACCCGCGGCGAGGTGCATGCATGCCAGTGCATGGAGTACATCGTCGCCTCCGAGCCGAAGTACCGCTCGCCTCCGAAAAAGGACGAGTCGGATACGACCCCCGAGTGGATAATCAACTACATCGCGCGCAAGACCAAGAACCGGGTGGGTGCGTGCGTTTATCTGGGCCCGGCATCAGACGCCAGTGCGTCAAGCGAGGAGACGACGAATGTCGAGCAGTACGAGTGGGTCTAACTTCCCGACGCAGACGGTGGAACTCGGGGACATGGTGCTGTTCTACAGCAACGTCCTGAACCAGAAGGACCCGGTCATCGGCTGGGTCTCCCGCCGCCCGGGCGTGAACACGGTCTTCATTCTGACCTTCTCCCCCGACGAGGGGTTCGTCGAAAAGCCGTCGGTGCGTCACGCCGACGACCCGGGGCTCGTGGACAACTCCGCGTGGCGGCAGTGGGGCTGCTGGCGCTTCCACCCGGCAACGGAGACCCTGAAGAAACTCAACGCCCTCATGCCGCAGGTGGTCTCCCTGCTCGCCCGGCAAGGCAGCAAGAAGGGGGAGTGACGCCATAAAACGGGCGGAGGACACCGATGGCCGAAGACGATCTCAAGGAGGACAGGGGCGACGGGGATGACCTCAAGCAGTCTCCCCTGAACCCTGCCTCGCCGCTCAAGCCCATCGCGCAGATGTGGCTGAAGAAGATTGCGGCGGCCAAGAAGGCCAAGTCGGCGTTCGACGCGGACGCGAAGGAGGCCGTCATGTTCTTTGACGGCGGCCCCCGGTGGTTCTTCGAGAACAGCAACCGCGGACTCTCCCTCATGTCCCGCCCCACCCCCGCGCCCGCGTTTCGCCTCACGGTGAACCGGGTGTGGGAGGTGGTGAAACTCATCGGAGCGGTCATCTACAACCGCAACCCGGTGCGCACGGTGACGCCGCGGAAGTTCCCGGTGATCCCTCCGCAGATGGTCGGGGTCGACCCGGAGGCGTACCAGATCGACCCGATGACCGGGCAGCCCATGCCCGACCCGGCGGTGATGCAGTTCATCGACGCCTCCAAGGCGATCGACGCCGCGGACCAGACCAAGCGGATCGTCGCCGAGTTGATGCAGACGTACCTCAACTGGACCCCGATCGAGAACAACCTGATCTCCCATGGCCGACAGGTCGTGGACGAGGCGCTCATCAAGGGCGGCGGTGTCCTCTGGACCGAGGCTGTCTCACAGCAGAACGTGCCGCCGGCCGACCCAACCCTCGTCATCGGCTCGTTCTACGACTCCGTCGACAACCTGCTGCTGGACCCGGACGCGCAGGTGATCGAGGAGATCACATGGTGTGCCAAGCGGTGCGTGCTCCCGATCGACCAAGCGGCCCGCATGTTCGGCCTCCAGCGGGCCGACCTCAAGGCGAACTTGGAGTCGTACGACTCGACGTCCCGCAACGTGGACGACCGGCACGGGGATGGCAGGCCCGGCAAGAAGCGCACCGGCAAGACGAACGATCTGGTGACCTTCTACAAGGTCTGGAGCAAGTGCGGGTTCGGCGACCGGCTCAAGGACGCCAAGAAGTCCGACCGCGGCGTGTTCGATCCCCTCGGCGACAACTGCTACATCGTCGTCGCGGAGGGCGTGGACTACCCGCTCAACGTCCCGCCGGCCGTGATGGACGAGGAACTCGACGAGGAAGGGCTGCCGCAGACGCTGCGCATCCGTGCGGCGTGGCCCATCCCGCTGTGGGCCGACAATGGCGGTTGGCCGTTCGAGATGTTCGCGCCCCACCGCAAGCCGAACGCACTCTGGCCCGTGAGCCACATCCGCCCGGGGATCGGGGAACTCCGGTTCTTGAACTGGGGAATGTCCTTCCTCATGACTCGCATTGCCACGTCGTGCGAGACGATCATCGGCGTGTCGAAGGCTGCGGACGCGGACATCAAGGACCAACTCCTCGCCCCGTCGGAGAACGGCTTCAAACTGTTGGAGATCAGCGAGTCGCTCGGCCGATCGGTAGGCGACATCGTATCGGTCTTCGCCGTCCCCGGCGTGACGCGGGACATGTGGGACATTTTGGCCGCCGTGGCGGAGCAGTTCGACAAGCGCGTCGGGCTCACCGAACTCGTGTACGGCTCCACGCGGAATCAGATGCGCTCGGCCAGCGAGGCCAGCATCAAGCAGGACAACCTGTCGATCCGCCCGGACGACATGGCGCAAAACTTCGAGGACTTCATGTCCCGGGTTGCCCGCAAGGAAGCCATGGCTGCGCGCTGGCTGCTGCGACCGCAGGACGTGGCGCCCGTGCTTGGCCCGCTCGGCGCAGAGGCGTGGTCCATGCACGTCACCCCCAAGGACGGGATGGACTTCTCGTCCATCACCCGCGAGTACTCGTACACCATCGCGAGCGGCTCGGCCCGCAAACTCAACAAGCAGGCCGAGCAGGATCGCATGGCGATGGCGTTCCAGACCCTCGGGCCGCTGCTCCAGCCCCTCATCGGCGCCGGCGTCGTTGGTCCCCTGAACGCGCTGGTCACCGAATGGGCCAAGGTCAACGATCTCGACGCCACGCCGTTCCTTATCCCTCCGCCCCCGCCGCCGCCGCCGATGCCTCCGCCCGGAACCGGGTCCCCTCCGCCCGAGGGCGATGATGGCAGCGGCGCGGCGGGGGCCCCGACCACCCCCGAGGAGCCGACGAATGGACCTCCCGCTTGAGATCGCGCAGGCGAGCGCCGAGGTGCAGGCGCACTACAAGAAGATGATCGCGGCCGGGCAGTCCCCGCGGTTCGCCGAGATGTGCGCCCTCCAGATCGCCCCGGGCGTCCACGGCACGGACGACTCGTTCATGCAGGGCCGCAAGAACGCCGAGTGGCTCGACAAGATTCCCAAGCGGCAGGCCCAGTGGATGCTGCGGGAGGCCAAGAAGGCTGGCATCTCGACCGAGGGCCGCTACTACCACGGGGGGATCGCGGACTCCCGGGCGCACCTCGACCCGCACGCATGGATTAGCGGCAAGGACGATCTCCTCCGAGTCGCCAAGAAGCGTCGGCTGATCGTGCAGGGTCAGGTCTCGTACGACCCCGGTGACGCTCCTCCGCCCCAGCGCCGCAAGTCACTCAACCCGGCCCTCGTCCGTGAGATGGCGCGCAAGGAAATGGCCGCCGAACCGGGCCTGACAATGAAGGCCGCGAAACAGCGCGTGGTCGAGCGCCACACGCCCCACTTCTGGAAGAAGTGACCAAACGCTGGCGCTGGATGGCCGGGGGCGCTATGATCGCGCGTATGAGCACCCCATCATTCGACGAACAGGTCAAGGCCCTGCGGGGCAAGGTTGAGCCGAAAAGGTTCAGCGGCAAGAAGGCCGACGCTACGCCGGAGCAGTGGGCAGAGCATCTGGAATATCGCACTGCGCGTCGGGCGGCCAACCCAGAGTCCGGAAGGGAGGCCCAACGCAGGTGGCAGGCGGCCAACCCGGAGTCCGCTCGGGAGGCAGGACGCAGGTGGAGGGAGGCCAACCCGGGGGCCGCTCGGGAGGCAGGACGCAGGTGGAGGGAGGCCAATCCGGAGGCAAATCGCGAGCGAGCCCGCAGGTGGTACGCGGCCAACAGAGGGGCGGCTCGCGAGCGCCTGCGCCGATGGCGGTCAAGGCAGGGCGGCAACGTAGCGTTTCGATTGGCATCGCAACTCCGCGTGAGGCTCTGTGTCGCCATCCGCGGCGACTTCCGTTCAGGCTCCGCCGTCCGCGACCTCGGCTGCTCGATCGCCGACCTCAAGGCTCACCTCGAACGGCAGTTCGCCCCGGGCATGTCATGGGACAACTGGGGGGCCGGGCCCGGCACATGGCAGATCGACCACATCTACCCGCTCGCCAAGACCGACCTGACCGACCGCCCTCAACTTCTCGCTGCCTGCAACTGGCAGAACCTCCAGCCCCTCTGGTACGAGGACAACATGCGCAAGGGCGACACGGTCACGCCGGACGCGCAGGCTCTATTCGACCGCCTACGGGGCGAGTTTTCTCGGGCTGGGGCCGCCTGACGCTAGGGGCGGGGAGCGAGCCATAACCAAGGTGGAAACACCTTCGGAGAGGCCCATGCCCCCTGTAGTCAAGCGCGGCGGCGGATCGTACCCGGTGAAGTTCGCCGCCGACGGCAGCGGCACCGTCGTGCAGTTCTCCGCCGTCTCGGGCGCCATCCTGATCGTCGAGACCGGCGGAGGCACGCTCGAACTCTGTGTCGTGGGGAAGCCCGGCGACGAGCCGTCCCCGCTGATCAACGAGGAGGCCCAGCCCTGCACGGTCGCCGTGGCGGCTGGCAAGGCGTACGCCTTCCCGACCGCCGTCTATGCCGCCCCATACATCGTGGTGCGGGGAGCCGACGTGGAGGGAACTCTCTGCGTGAAGGGGTGAGCCGTGAGCGACCGCTTCCTCGCGCCGCCGCTTGAACGACGCAACGGGGGCTACGTTCCGCCACCGCCGCCGGTCATCGAGACGCACCGCATCCTCGCCGAGACGGGCGAGGTGATCAACACCGAGAAGGCTGACAAACTCCGAACCGAAACGCCATGACCCCCGACGCACCAACATTCGACGAGCAGGTCGCCGCCCTTCGGGGGAAGGTGACTCCGTGCGTTTTTTGGGCCCGGAAGGCGCAGGCCACGCCCGAGCGGTGGGCTGCGCACCTCTACGCGCTCGCGCCTGCCCAGTC